CTCATGTTGATGTTCTTGAAACTGTTCAATAGAAACAATCTCTGGCTCAACCTCGGTTTGCATGGTGTACTTTAGATTACCTCTAAAAGGAATAGATGATTGGGCAGTAAGTTTCATGCCATCACCAGTATTGGAGACATAATTTACAAATAGTCTTTCGCCAAGAGGTGTCTGTGGATCTACTTCAATACCAACCTTATTCTGGTTGGGCTTGTTCTCCATTGTTGTATCACGATACTCACCAGATCCTCTACCACCAATTATAACTTTAGATCCTAGGTCAGGTATCTGAAATGTTCCAAGATCGTCTGTGTCAGGATCTGGATCACGTAGAATTGCATTTTCTTTTGCAAATCTACATTCAGATCCTATACCTAAAATTCCAGACAGTAAAAGATAATCTTTTACATTTAAAATAGATCCATCACATCTCAAAAATCCACCAGGCATATTATCTTTGAATACTGCTGTACTAGGATCATTGTTAAATCCCATTCCATAAACAGTATGCATCTGAATAGTTCCAGGAACACCACCCCAATGTGCTTTCTGTCTAGCATAATTAGTAGATATTGACTTTGCCATTTTAGTATGCTCTGATGATGTATATACAGGAAAGTGTTGGTTGTGAGATGTTCATGTCTATTTGCAATGCCCTCTCATTCTGTGTATTATCTAAATTGACTGTACCAGGTAAGTTAACGTCAGTGATAATACTAGATTTAGGTCTCAATCCAGTAGAGTTAAATACCACATCAAACTCACCATGATCGTGTGCTTCAATATACTCTACATCATCACTATTAGCCTCAAAATCAGTTCCAGGATGACTCATCATCGTATCACGAAGTTGTGATGCTGATTGATTTAACTCATAGTAGTTCTTTGTACCTTCAGGAATAGTAATAGATCCAGCCCGAGCTGCAGCTGGGACCGCTTCATTAGAATCCAAAAATGCTCCTTGGGTTCTTAAATTAGTTTCTTGAAACTGTCTTGAAATTGGGGATCCCATCACATGTATGGGTTTCAGGTTAACGGGAGGATTCTCCGATCGAACGTGTGCCACAACAACACCTGGCGTTCCTCCATTAAATCCAGATGGGGTCGCGGAAGTGCTGTCCGCTGGCCAAGTAAACATATAATCAAGTTCTGCTCCTGTAGGAGTGTTCGTTTCCGAGGCGTTTCCAGCTACTAGTCCAGGAGCAGCATTAACAACACTAGCCGAACCATCAGAACCACCATCATCAGACCAACCAAAGTAGTAAGTATCACCTTGGCTTGGACCAGGTTCGTTATCAACGTGCGAGTGATATAGAGTGTATGCAATATTTTCAAAACCAGCAACACCCTCTCCTGGATTGCGTGGTATTGTGTTATCTAAAGTAAAATACGATCCTAAATGATTATGTCTCTTGACGTGCTTTCTTCCTAATTTTCTAGGACCAGTATAAACTGTAGCAGTACCTTCTCCATCTTCCTTTGTGTTGCCTACAATTTTTCCTACATATCCATTTCTGTCATCTTCATTGATATTAAAGATAACATCAATAGAGACATTTGTAAAAATAGTGGTAATACCATTATCTTCATTGTCACCGATAATTGGTGACATAATAGTGAGTGCATCAGGATCTAGATCTGCATCCCTACCAGTACCACCAGATACTCTGGCGGCAAAGTAAGAAGCTTCAATATCCATCAAAGCTTTTTCATTTAAATTAGGAAGTTTAATTGTCCCAGTATAATTTGGAAAATTTCCTGTAATAGATCCACCTAAAGCATCATATGTATTACCAACTGCTTGTGTAAGCAACGGATAATCTGCAGCATCTACAACACCGCCACTACACAATATCCATCCAGAAGGGACTTTTGACAATCCCCCCGTCCATGGCATAATGGTTCCAACCACTGCCGCTCTTGCTGTTTTTGACTCTTGGTAAAACATTAAATCAAACCTCGATTAAGAACCATCCGTCTTTTCCTATCGGAACTGCGGTATTACCATCTGGATCAGTTGTACCAGCAAATACTAGTGCGAATCCAGCGTTAGGTGTTTGAACAACTAGTTCTCCACCATCATAACCATTTAGGTTAGCAGTATTACCCGTCAATAGAGTGGTGCCTGTGTTATCACGTCCATTTTGAACCATAATTGTAGATGGTGCTCTTATAATCAACGAGAGGTTGTAAGTGAGTAGACCGCCGATATCAACGATTCTAATCATGTCACCAATCAAAGCTCCTGAAGGCAATTTAACGACCGTGTTTTGAGAGATATTGAGGAAGTAGTTTGTATTTGCATCAGCATCAATATCAAACGAATCGCTATAGACCCACTTACGACCACCAGTTTGCGAGAAGTAGTTGGGGATACCAGCGACAGTAACAGCGCCATCTTCATCAACACCGAAGACTTCAGTGCCACCAGAGTTAACTGTTAGATCACCACCGTTGACGATAAGATCACCAGCAGCAAAAACACTACCACCAAATACAGATGTTCCAGTTCCCAAAGCAGAGAATGCACCGAAGGTAGTAAAGTCACCTGAAGAATTGTTGAACTGTAGACGTGGTGTAGTGCCATCAGGTCCGAAGATATTGAAGTCACCACCATAGATTTCCAGATCACCAGTTGCAGTATCAACACGAAGTGTGTTTCTTTCAGCAATACCTGTTGAACCGCCGTTGGTTAAGGTGAAGAACTGGGTAAGTTCTATAACAGATCCTCTTACGGTTAGATCATCATTAGTGGTTAGTTTTCCTTGAGTTACTGTATCGCCAGTTCCACCATCAACAACGAACTTATTAAATCCTTGTCCAACCGATAGTGTGTTACCAACGAAGGTATTACCAGTTGTAGACTCAACCTTAAATACCTCAACTTCAGGATCACCACCATCCGTGACAAGCAGAGACTGAATGTCAGTAGATACCAAAGCATCAACCTTAACGATTTCAGAATCAGATAGGAGCAGGTAATCGTTGGTAGTTAGAACACCACCAAATTCGGCAACGCCGATTCTAACAGATGCCGAATCTGCTAGTAGACCAGCACCACTGTTGATCTTAACTTCAGCAGCTGCTACTTGATTAGACCAGATATAAGTTCCTGTGGAAACATAATTACCTGTTTTAATCTGTAGACTAGATGCAGGACCACTGATACCACCTTGAATTGGCCATGTACCATTCAGACCAAGAATGTCCGATCCAGCGACTGTAATAAACTCACCGTAATCAGCACCAACACTAGTGTTAGTCTCGTTATTCCAATTGATGGTAACGATATCAGTACCATCAGCAACGATTGTTAGAACGGCAGTATCGGTAATCGTGACACTAGATGTAGGATCTAGAGTTCCATTGTTATCAAAGTCAAATCCAGTGATAAACGAAGCATTGAGTTGCTTATCAAACTTGGAGATGATTGCATTATCTGGGTGATCCTGTCTTGCAGTCGTACCATCTTTAGCACGAGTAACCAAGATTCTGAAACCGAGAGGATCAGCAGGGTCGGTGATATTGGTAAGACCAGCAACCTCAAGAAGTTCACTGAATTGCTCACCAACAGGAGAGATGTTTACATCCTGTCCAGCTACTGCTGCATCTCTTTCGATAAACAGTAGATCGCCAATCTGGAAATCATTGACAGATGGTCTAGTGATAGGTAGTAAGTATACGTTACCAGAATCATTAGTTCCATTAACTCTAAATGATAGATCAGCACCACTAGCGTTACCCAGTTTCGCTGCTTCAATAGTCAGCAGATCGTTGTCAGAATAACCAGAACCAGGAGATACTAGAGTAATGTCTGCTGTACCGTCAGATAGAACCTGAACAGTAAACAGAGCACCGCTACCTGTACCACCAGTAGGTGTGATGAACGAATAGGTCTCGTTAGCAACCCATGTTGCACTCGATTCTGGAGTAATGTTGTCAATTGCAGCAACCTGACCACCAGATAGGAGGTACTGATCGCCACCCCAAGGTCCAACACCAGCGGTATCAATTTGTCTACCAAGCTGGATATACTTGAGGAACGTGATGTTAGGATTGTCGAGAGATCCAACGATGTGCTCTGATGGAGAAGTGCCGAATCTTGCTCTATCAATTGCAATAATACCAGCATTTAGACCACCAGACAATTTAATAGTGGAGTTGGATGTGGTGCTACCCTGAACGAGTAGCGAGTTTCTAATCGTGGTGCGACCACCAAGTGCTGCGATGTCTACCGTAGAAGAGTTAGCACCAAGAGTAACTCTTGTAGTGTTCTGTCCATCACCAACGTTTAGCGTAGCTGCAGTGGTGAAGATTCTAGTGCTAGATGTACCAGCGAAAGCACCAACTTCCAGAGTACCATTCAATCTAGTCTGATACGTACCAATTAAGGTTTGAGAGTTCAGGTTAGGAGCAGCACCACCAATCTTGATCGAACAGGCAGAACTTACTACATCTTCTACTGATGCGATGTCAACAAATGCGTTTTTAGAACGCTTATGAATTTCAAACGTGGTGACACCAGCGTTAGCACCAACTCTCAATGTATGAGAAGAAGAATCAGAAACATTGTTACCAATGTTGATGAGTTGATCACTTGTAGTGTTGTTACCGATGTTAAACGATTCGGTATCACTTGCAGCAATCAGGAAGTCAACGTTATCAGTTAGGAACCTGAATGTTTCTGAAGTAGAGTTAATGTCTCCACCATCTACACTCAAGTCATCCTGAATCTGTACATTTCCAGTAAATCTGGAATCACCGATTACAACGAAGTTCTTATCAAGTTCAGTAGATGCATCCAGTCCGATGCTGGTGTTAATACCAACGCGACCACCTGCTCTATATGTTGACGATTGATTAGCAACTGCTAGATCAGAAGTTGCAACACGAAGAGTAGCAAAATCATCAGGATCAGAACTGTCACCACCAACCAAGAATGCATTAGTGAGTGCAAAGTATGTCTTACCAACAGAAGGTTCTGCTAGGTAGTTGTTTGCAGTTACTGCACCAACAGCATCATAGGATACTAAATTCTTACCACTGATGAATGCGTTACCAACAACATCCAAGTTAGATCTTGGATCTGTTTCAGCACTTACAGAAGCTGTGAGTACACCTTCCTTCGCCATTCTGCCGATGGTGTTGATACCCAGTCTGTAATCACCAGGCACTTCAGTTCTTGTGCGAAGTGCTTCAGCACCGATGATACCAGTCTCCTTCCATCTGGACTTGGAGATTTCCATCTTCGCACCAGGACCTTCATCTGCCCATGCGTAGGTGTTCTGTGCAATCTCATTGAAGATTCTGATTGTACAAGTGTTACCTGTTCCAGAGAATCCACCAGCAAGAACTGCCCATGTACCATTAAAGAACGAGTTACTGAAGTTAGAGATACGTAAATTTTCACCAACTCTAATTCCTAGTCCGTTGTTGTCTAGACCAGCAGCCCATGTGATTATAAGTTCTGATGTATTATCAGAGGCAATAGAGAAGATCTGTAGATCACCTAGTTCGGTGAAGAAGTTGGAGTAAACCCAACCCATTGAACCGCTACTACCAACTTCTAGACCCTTGTAGAGAACATCACCAGCTGCAGGTAGGATAGAAGATCCATAAGTAATACTCTGTAGAGTATAGAAGGCAGTTCCACCTTGACCAGCAGATAGAAGACCAGTGTTATCAGGAGAAGCATTAGAAGGAAGACCACCAGTGTAATGTGTTCTCCAGGTGTAAACTTGACCAGGATCATTTACATTACCGCGTGGGTTGAACTTGTAAACCGCAGCTTCAATCTGGTTCTTGGTGAGAATAATGTCACCATCTCTTGTATCTCTGAAGGAAGATCTGTCTTGTGTAGGATCATCGCCACTGTCAACCAGAGATAGAATACGAAGTGAATCGCCTTCTAGAGGATCGACGTTAATCGTAACAGGATTGTTGAGGAAGGTATCACCTTCGATGGTTACCTTATCATTAAAAGTAACTGCTGTGTCGAAAGTAGTAACTAGTGCGCCAATTCCTTCATCGTCATCACCACTGTCCTCAAGGACTGCCTGCTCAAGGAACGTCTCTTCGCCTGTAATAGCGTTGATCTTACGATTACCAATATAGAGGTCACCGTTAGAGTTTAGACCCGTGTAGAAGACAATACCGCCGTCTTCACGTTTTGCTTGTGCGTAGAAGTCTTGCTTATCAGATAGAACAACTTCCTGACGAAGTGGGAAACCAGTTGAGTAGTTACCAGGACCGAATCCAAGATACTCAAATGTGTGGTTACCAGATCTTGCGATAGATGGTCTACGAAGTTCTGTATAGAATTTTCTCTCCAGAGGATATACAGAGTCACCAGAGATAGGAATCTGTCTGTTCTCTGAACCTACAGATGCATTACCTTCCTGTGCTTGAAGTCTATTATCTAGAATTATACTATTCAGGTTGCTTGTAGTATTAGTAAACTCATACGGCGCAAAAGGTGAAGTTCTAGTCAGGTCAACAACTGCTTCTTTTGTTTCACTGAACTTGTAGTCGTTAAGAGTAACAAGACCATGAACGTAGTTATCTGCAGCAGCTGCTGATGCTGGGGGATCAAGAATAGTTAGATCTCTAGTTCCAGTGGTAAGACTGACCTGGAACCACAGTGGATCATTCTTGTAATCCAGTGGATATAGATTGGAGATAGGTTGAGAGAACCTGTAGTAGTGGAAGTTAGTTCCAACACCAGCACCCAAAGGATATGGAGAGATATTACCACGAACACAAGTCAGATAGTAGATACCGTCTTGCTGAAGAGGAATCTGGTCTTGGATAGTCTCAATATTGAAGATATAGAAGGTATCATCAATATCAGGAACATCATCGAGTCTAGAAATAGTGTATGTGTCACCACCAGGTGTGGTGATCTTATCACCAGGAACTGCGGTGTAAACGTTAGCACCCTCAATTCTATACAGGAAATTTTTTCTGTCAGATCTAGAAAGAGAAGTGGGATATGCATCAGGTTGTCCAGACAGACTGAAGAACGTTCCGTTGTTCTGAACAAAGTTAGTAGGACTATAGACGTTGTAATCAATCTTACCAGTGATGTTCTTCAGGATAACAAATGCTGTCCCATCGGCTTGATAGTATGCATGAACATAACCAGATCCAGAGCAGTAACCAGTCCAACTGATATAGTTGTCGGTATTACTATTGTAAATGCTGGTTTGGATGCCTGCACCCTGTGGAGGTCCAATCTCAATAACAGTGAAGATTTCATTCTTCAGTTGCTGGTTGATGATTGTATGATCAAATACAGTCAACTCAAGTCTGTCTACTAGAGTTCCTGTTCCTTGAGGATCAACAGAAATAGTTTTGGCAGACTGAATTGTAGTCGCAATCTTGGACTCAAACTCAACTTGTAGTGGATTTTCGTATGGATCATAGAATCCACCACTAATATCAACACTAGCAGCGTCCAGATCCGCCAGAGACAGTCCTAATTGCTCGGTAGGTCTCGCAGGGTTAAAGAACTGTGCAACCGCTGGTGCGCCGTTGCTGAAGGGTTCTAGATAGAACCTCTGTGCCTTTAGGCGTCTTCTATCATCAGTTCTTGACTTAATAACATAACCATTGAGTGGTTCACGAACTGTCTGTAGATTCTGTGGAAGAACATAACGCAAGCGATAGATTCTATCAAGAGCAGATCTGTCATCCTCAATTCTTTCATAGTAAGTATCTGGAGTGAATAGATTACCAGTACCATCTACAAAGTCAGTAGCATGGAATCTAGTCAGGATAGCATTAGGATCAGTACAACCTGAAGACTCATCCTTGACA